GTACATGAAAAGCTAGCCCTGAGAAAAAAGAAATATAACTTATTTATTGTTGATTTTACGGGTCCAACAGTAAAGTGGAAAACATATAACCCGGATTGGAGATAATTATGGGCTTTGACATACATGGCAAACAGCCAAAAATAAGCGGTGAGAAACCTAAAATAGATTGGAACACTAATCCCTCTGATGCAGAACGAGATAAATACTTCGAGGATCAAGATAAGTATCATCAAGACAACCCTGGTGTGTATTTTCGTAACAATGTTTGGTATTGGAGACCTTTATGGCACTACATATGTTTAGAAGTAGCTCCTACTATATTATCAGATGAAGATAAAGAAAGAGGAGAATACAATGACTACCATCTTATTAATGCTATTAAAGCTATTTATATTGCAAACAAAATAGAAGAGCTCGACGCTGCAGGTGAACTAGAAGCCTTTGCTGTTAAATATCAGAAAGGTTTAGATATTTTACCTAAAGAAAAATGCCCGCACTGTAACGGTACGGGCGTACGCAACGATGAGCATGTTAGAGGTAAATGTAATGCCTGCGAAGAAGGACTACAAGAAAGCTGGGCTAAAAGTTACCCTTTTGATACGGACAACGTCCGTGAATTCGCCAGATTTGCTCGTGCCTCTGGCGGTTTTGAGATAGGATGAAACTATTATGGAAATCTTTAGGTACGATAAAAAACAAAACTATGAGACTAATTATGCTCATTGGAAACCAATGAATAGAGATGAAAGGCACCAAGAAAGCCTAGATTATTATTTAGAGAAAGAATCCAGAAAATTTTTTGATAGACAATGGGGGATGAAATACCCCAACAGGATTGTTCGTGACTTACAGCCTTCTGACTTTGCCCCGCCGGAAAACGACGGCATTTGTGATTGCGGAAAGCCCATTGCTGAATGCCAGGACGCATACGTGCATATAAGCCAGGGGTATTAATATGTATGAGATTCTTAATATTGTCTTACTTATAATTTCGGGCTGGGTAGCATGGGAAAGCTCAGTAATGATATCTGAAAAGAAGGCAAGATACAGAGCAGGAACCCATGACTATTACGATAACCCAATATGTAAAGTAAAAAAAAGGAACTACCCTTCGAGAGTGAGTAGCCCCTTTTAAATTTTCCGAAGAGGGAACTTAGGAAAACTATACCTTAGTTTACGATACGTAAACCCAAAGCTCAAGATCTCCTGTACCGCCACCACCTGGTGCCACTTCAACAACAATGTCGACAGTGTCATCAACTGAATAAACAGTAGGAGCGAGATTAACTTCTTGGTCGTCTGAACCGCCAGCTTGACCCACAGTAGAAGCTGCAATGTACTTATCAGTATCACCACCATCTCCTACACCAAGCACAATTGCTGTACCTGTGTCCAAGTCGCCAGTTTTAAGCTTTACATCATGTACAGTTTCACCAGCGAAAACATCAACCATTTGGATAATGTCATTTGCTGCTAAAGCCGTAGTTGCTGTAAATTTAGCGTATCTAACCCCTAGATTTCCATCTGGAAAGGGTTTGAAAGATTGGTTCCCTGCTACGGGACCGGATTCATATGTTGCCATATTATCACCCTATAACTTATTAAATTAATATTCAGCACAAAAATGTGCTACCATCTTTTGAACATAAAAGGTTTCTTACAAAAGTCAAGTAAATAAGGAGTATTTATGGCTACTTACGTTTATGTTAAGCGTAATAATAAACACCCCTATACGTATCCAGACGTAGACTTTCCCCATATTGAGTTCAAATATGTCCCTATGGGCACCGCGTTTAATATGGTTCATAGTAAGCGAATCGGTTGGGAACGAGCTAAAAAAGCAGACTATGCACACTATTTAACCCTAAAGAAGAAAATAAATGAATAAATTATACTTAGACTTCGAGACATTTTATGACGTAGGTTATTCCCTTACAAAGATGACCACGGCAGAATATGTTCATTCTTCAGAGTTTAAAGTATGGGGTGTAGGTGTTAAATGGAACGACGATGGAATCAGTGAGTGGTATAGCGAAGATGAAATACCTGAACTGTTTGCACAATACCCCTGGGATGAGCTAGCAGTTGTATGTCATAACACCCTTTTTGATGCCTATATTCTTACGCAAATATATAAAGTCTTCCCTAAGTATTACTACGATACTGCGGCCATGAGCCGTGGGTTATACCCAAACGAATCAGCAGCGCTTAAAAATGTAGCAAAACGTATTTTCCCAGACGATAAAAGTATGCGTAAAGGCGAAGAGCTTATTACAGCTAAAGGCATACGAGATTTAGATCCAGAGCTCGATAAAACAATTGGTAGTTATTGTATACAAGATGTAGATCTAACTTATGCAATTTTTGAGCGTATGTCTAAAGGATATCCTCAAAGCGAGTTAGATCTTATTGATATCACAGTTCGTATGTTTGTAGAACCTAAGATTGTGCTCAATCGTGAACTTGTAATCGCTCACAAAGAACAAATAGCTGCTGAAACAGCACAAAAAATAGAAGACAGCGGCATGACACGTGAAATATTAGCGTCTCAACCTAAGTTTGCTGCGCACATTGAGTCCCTGGGAATCGTTGTACCTACTAAAAAGAGCCTACGGACAGGAGAAACCATCCCAGCGTTTAGTAAAAACGACTCAGCTTACATCCAAATGATGAGAATGTACCCTGAATTACAACATGTATGGAACGGAAGAGAAGCAGTTAAATCACGTATCGAAGAAACCAGAGCCGAACGTTTTCTATCTGCGGTTAACCCAGACGGCACTTTTTCAGTTCCTTTACGTTATTACGCAGCTCATACGGGACGATTTGGGGGGTCTGAAAAGATAAACCTACAAAACCTCCCCCGAGGGTCTAAGCTCCGTAGTGCACTTACAGCCCCATACGGCCACTATTTGTATGTTGCTGATTTATCCAACATAGAAGCTCGCATGTTAGCTTGGTTGGCTAATGAAGAACCCTTACTAGAAGCTTTTGCTGCGGGAAAAGATGTATATAGTCAGTTTGCTTCAGAAATCTATGGGCGTGATATAACTAAAGAAAATAAGTTAGAACGATATGTAGGCAAAACAGCTATATTAGGTTTAGGTTATGGTATGGGTAAAGACCGGTTCCAAGCAATACTTAAACAGGGATCACCCTCTGTTGATGTTACAGATCAGACAGCGCTCGCAATTGTAAGTCAGTATCGTGGAATGTATCCCAACATCACCAGGCTTTGGAATGTATGTAAACAATTCTTGTATGGCATGATTGATAGAGCTCAATACGGAAACACATATGGGCCATTAGAAGTTGCAAACAACGCTATAAAATTACCGAATGATATGTTCTTAAAATATCCGCACCTAATGTATACAGCTGGAGAGTTTATATACCAATCTAAATCTAGTTTTAATAAAGGACCAATACGTACGCATGGCCCCAGGCTTTGTGAAAATATAGTTCAGGCTTTAGCTAGAATAGTTATTACAAATCAAATACTTACAATCAAAAAAGAATTGCCAGAACTCGATATAGTTTTAACGGTTCATGATGAAATTATTTGTTCAGGGCCCGAAGAAAATGCAGAAGTGACCTTAGAACAAATTATGACTATAATGAAAAAACCACCAGGATGGTGTGAAAAGTTACCGTTAGATGCTGAAGGAGGTTATAGCAAAGTCTATGACAAATAGAGTAAGCAATCTCATCTTGGCACGGAAAAAGCAAGAAGCTGTAGTCATTTATACCGCAGCTGAGCCGACTGAAATACTATGTGAAATTGTTGTTACCGCTTTAGGGGCTAAGCAGGTTAAGTTAGCTTTTGAAGCTAAGAAAGAAATAAGGATCGACCGAAAGGAAGTCTATGAAGAAAATAAATGAAGAGGGGTACAGAAGATGGAAGTTGTTTTTCTTAAAGGCAAACAACGATTAATAAAAGAAATATCGTTAAAAAGTAAAAAACCTTATCCACTAGTTAAAAATTTTACATCTTATCATCATAAAATTAGTAAAAGCCAAGAAGGATTTCAAGAATTTTTCGATCTATTAAAAAAATATTCCCAACGAGGTGCAGCTCTACACAAAGGGCTACTTAAAAAAAAACTAAAAAACGAATCACGCGCCATGATGACGGATCGTGCAGCTCAAACTGAGTTGCTAGTTTTAGATCTAGACGGAATTGAATTTCCTATCTCTGCTACTAAATCAACTCTAAGCGAGTTTGATATACAAACCATAGCAGAACAGTTCATTACTTATCTGCCACCTGAATTCCAAAACGTAAGTTACATCGCACAGGCTTCAGCGTCCCTGGGCATGAAAGGTAACAAAGTTTCAATGCATTTATTTTTTCTACTTACAAATGCTGTGTATCCAAAAGTATTAAAAGAATGGTTTAAAACACTCAATTATGAAATAGATTTTTTAGCTCATCAGCTTAATCTTTCAGCTAATGGTCAAAGCATTGCTTATCCCTTAGATGTTAGCTTGGCTGATAATTCTAAATTAATTTACATTGCGCCACCGAAATTTATTGACATACAAGACCCAATCGCTGGAGATCGTTTTGTATGTATACCTCGTGGTGAACCAACCGTGGACATAGTTCCATTGTTAAAAGATGTAAACCCCGAGAAAGTACACAATTTAGGTGTACAAATAAAAGATGGTTTACGAAAAAAAGCGGGACTGACTAAAAAAGCCGAACGTATTACTACCGTTAATGTAGGAGGCGAGGCTCAAGAAGTCTTGCAGAACCCTGACAGGATGACAATTGAAGTCTGTAGGGTTAGTGAACCTTATGTTAACTGTAATATTAATGGAGGAGATAGCGGTGCCTATTATTTTATTCTTACCAAGCCTCACTATATGTACAATTTTAAAGGTGAGCCTGTATTTGAAATACAGAAAGCAGATCCAGAATTCTACAAAAGTATATTCGACACCTTTGCAGAACAAATGGAAGGAGGAAAAGACGTTAGACCAGTAGTTCTTAGAGACTACTACACTGACACTTTTTACAATGGAATTTTTGATAAAGAGAAAGAACAGTTTGCTGATGATTTCCCTTTAACTCCTACACAAAAAGGATCCTTAGAAGGTTTTATGCGTACACACAACCGACCGATGCCAGACTATGTACCGGACGCTCAAGTTGTGTTTGATCCCACTTCAGGTAAAGGTATGCAGATGGAAAATGCACCTTACTATGTTAATTTATTTAGAAAGACCCCTTACATGTTAGCTGCAGAGCAAGAAGTTCCCAAAGTAGAGTATGGGGAAGCTGAAAATTTTAAGAAATATGTGCCTCTTACCTATGCCTTAATACAACAAATATTAGGAGGAGGAGTATTAGAAACAGAACACTTTATCAATTGGTTAGCCTATATCTATCAAAAGAAACAAAAAACCATGACCGCTTGGATACTTACAGGTGTCCCTGGGACCGGTAAAGGTTTGTTTGTACACAAAGTACTTAAGCCTTTGTTCGGTGATTCTCAAGTTCCGATGAGAGCTATAGAAAACTTAGAAGAGCAATTTAATTTATACATGCGTATGGCTCTATTTCTAGTTGTTGATGAGTTCCGAATGGGAGACTCAGGAAACATAGCTCGTATGGCGGATAAATTAAAACACCAAATCACTGAGCCCACCTTAACAGTCCGTGCTATGCGTGCAAATCAAGTAGAACTGCCAAGTTTTTGTAATTTTATATTCCTTACTAACAGAGCAGACGCCGTCAAAATAGAAGAAGGTGACCGACGTTACAACGTAGCCCCCAGGCAAGAATGTAAGTTAGATAAGGCTTTCCCACAATTACTTACAAGACTGGATGACTTAGATAAAGAACTGTATTTATTTTCTGGCCTACTAGAACACTTTCAAGTAGATGAGCGTATGGCTCATACCGCTTTAGATAATGATGCTAAGAAAGACATGAAGTTGATATCTATGTCGGTACTAGAAGAATTTGCGAATGCAATTAAGTTAAATAACCTAGAATATTTTGTAGAAGTTTTAGATATTCCACTTACAAACACCTTTGACGCCGGAGGCATAAGTACCTCTCAACGGTACATCAAAAACTGGATAGCAGAGGTAGGGAATGAGACCATAATCCCTATACAGCATTTTAAATTAGTGTATGATGTGTTAACAGACAACAAAAAAGTATTGTCTATAAGAGACTTCACAAAGGCGATGAGCCGGCTAAATGTAGGCACCACCCGTAAAAGAATGGGGGAAGGTGAACATAGATCAGCTCCCAGAGGAGTACTACTAACTTGGCTATTAGCCGATGATGTAAAAGAGTCTTTACTAGAAGATCATTTTGAAGGTAAAGACATGGAACTTATAAACAGAAAAGCTACACATTAAAGAATTTATGGTAGAGCTCGTACAAAACAAGCGTCCGGATCTAGACAGTGTTATAGAAACAGATGTCCCAAAGAAGTTGGGTCTTATCCCAGCCTGGTCGCATTCGACCCTTAAAACTTTTGAAACTTGCGCTTATCGTTCATACATAGCCAAAGTGAGACGTATACAAGAAGACTATGGGCCCGCTGCGGCTCGTGGTAGTGAGATACATGGACTTGCTGAAGATTATGTACAAGCAAAAATAGCTGAGCTCCCCAAAGAGTTAGCTAAATTTACAGAAGAATTTAAAACACTCCGTGAACTATTTGCAGAAGCAAAAGTAGAAGTTGAAGGAGAGTGGGGATTCACAATAGATTGGGAACCCTGCGGTTGGTTAGAACGCGAGACCTGGGCTCGTATTAAATTAGATGCAATCGTACATGAGACAGAAACCTCTGCTCGTGTTATTGATTATAAAACAGGTAAAATGTTTGGTAACGAGATAAGCCATTCACAGCAAGCTTTAACTTATGCTATCGGTAGTTTCTTTCGTTACCCAGATTTACAACACGTTCAAACTGAGCTGTGGTACTTAGACCACGGAGAAACAACCCGACAAGCTTATACTCGTGACGAAGCTATGATTTTTATGCCTAAACTGCATGAACGAGCTATTGTTATGACTACTGCTACTAAATTTCCACCGAATCCTTCTAGTTATAGTTGTAAGTGGTGTTTTTATAAAAAGGGAGATGACCCAGTCTGTCAACATGCCCTTAAATAAGTTATAATGAAATGATAAATACAGTGTTAAATACAAATACTAAATACAGAGATAAATATGAATTTACCTACCCTACCTGTGTACGCGCATCAAACAGAAACCACTAACTTTATACTTAAACACCCTCGTTGTTTAATTACATCTGACCCCGGTACGGGTAAGACCCGTGCTGTGTTAGATGCTCTTATAACTTTAGGTAATAAAACTTTAGTTATAGCCCCTCTTTCTATCCTTGAAGCAGCTTGGGTAGATGACATTAAAAAGTTCCAACCTCATTTAACTTATGGAGTAGCTTATGCGAAGAATCGTGCAAAAGTTTTTGCGGATACAGAATTGGATATGGTCATCACTAATTTTGAAGCTGTCAATTTTCTACAAAAAAATCCACAGCTCCTTAAACAATTTAATATATTGGTGGTTGACGAATTCACAGCCTTTAAGAATAAGGATTCTAAGAGATCCAAAAACCTTAGAAAGATTGTCTCATGCTTTGATAATCGGATTTTTATGTCTGGTACTCCTAATACTAATACTATTCTAGATGTCTGGCACCCAGTCCTGTGTGTAGATGATGGAAAACGCTTAGGAGACCGATACTATTCTTTCCGTAACCAAGTTTGCACTCCCCGTTTTAATGGCTTTGCTAATGAATGGGTTGACAAACCAGGTATAGAACAAACAGTAGCTCAACAACTCAGCGACATTAACATACGACATGCTTTAGAAGACTGTATTGATCTACCCGATAATATTACTAGGATAATGCATACAGACCTTACGCCTGCCGTGAAGGCCATGTACGACCTCTTAGCCGAAGAATCAGTTCTATATACTACCCAAGGTACAATTAACGCAGTAAACGCCGGAGTTAGAGTTAAAAAGCTCTTACAGCTTGTGAGTGGAGCAATCTATGATCAGGCTGGAGACACTAAATACATACATCAACATAGATACGATTTAATTATGGATCTATTAGAAGTACGTAAACACAGCTTAGTGGCCTTTAATTGGAAGCACGAACGTGATGCCTTAGTTAAATTAACTCAAAAACGAGGATGGACATACGAAGTTATTGATGGAGAAGTTCCTCCGCACAAACGTGTAGATATAGTTGAACGGTTTCAAGCGGGTCAAGTTAAAGTATTGTTCGCACACCCCCAGTCCGCAGGGCACGGTCTTACACTTACCGCTGCTACTACATGCATATGGTGCTCCCCTACATATAATGCAGAACACTTTCAACAATTTAACCGGCGTATACACAGAGCCGGTCAATCCAATAAAACTGAAACAATTTTAATTGCCGCACGAGACACCTGGGAAGAGAAGGTGTATGAAAAGTTAGACGGTAAATTAGGCAAGATGGAGAATTTACTCCACGTATTAAATAAATTGCACGTACAAGAGGTTGCATAATGGAAGAAAAGAAAACAAATCTGAATGAGCTTTTAGTAGAACTACACGAAACACGTAGCCAAATAAAACAATTGCATGAGCAAGAGAAAGTATTAAAGCTACTTCAAAACGATCTCGATAGCGCAATCATTATAGAAATGGAAGACCAAGGTCTAGACCAAATTGCTAATGATTTATGTACTGTTTCTAAGAAAAAAGAAATTGTACCTACAGTAGAAGACTGGGACGTTCTACATCAACACATACTGGATACAAAACAGTTCGAGTTGTTGCAGAAAAGAATGTCTGCTACCGCGTTTAGGGAACTTTTACAGATGGGTACCTCCGTACCAGGAGTAAAAGCAACGGAGCTTACTAAGATTAACTTTCGTAGTAAGTAACCATTAATCATGAAAAAAAGAAGGTGAACGATGGCTGAAGAACAAAAATCAACATCAATATCTTTAGTTTCTAAAAACGTGCCCGCGCACGTCAAAGAAGCTTCTGGACTCGGAAACGAAAATGTTTCGGGCGAACACCTACAGACCCCCAGGGTAAAACTCCTTCAACGAATGAATAGCGAAGTTGATGAAAATAACGACGCTTACATTCCAGGGGCTAAACCCGGAGATCTGTTGAACACGGTTACCAACGAGAACTATGGTGGATCAATGTACGTTATCAACGTGCACTTCACTGAAGACTTCGTTGTTTGGCGTAAACGTGAAAAAGGTGGTGGCCTTGTCGCTAGCTTTAGTACAAGAGCGGAGGCAGAGGATGCAACTAATAATCAAGACAGCAGTGCCGATGATTATGAAATTATCCAAACCCAATCTCATTTACTAATGCGAAAGGACGAAGAAACAGGGGACTTAAATCCCACTCCGTTTCTAATGGACTTTGCTTCATCTAAGTTGAGAGTATCACGAGAGTGGAATACACAAATAGCTCAACTGGGTGGGGATAGGTTCTCCTCACTTTGGAAGGTCGCCTCTGTAACTACAGAGAATAGGGCTGGACAAAAGTTCCAAAACCTTAGTGTTTCTAAGGAAGGATGGACTACAGAGGATGACTATATCTTAGCTAAAGAAGTCTATCAGCAAGTATCAGGCCCTAAAAAGGTCTAATTCTTGTGAGTACGTACATGCTGCAAATCGCAGCGTGTACGTACTTTTATTTTACAAACGCCGGCAATGTTGGCATAGGAACTGTGTTAATCTTATTCTGTGAACGAAGCCACTTTTATTAAAAAAACTCACAAAGCTTTATCTTCTGAGATATATAAATGGAAGATAAATGACCCCTATCACGGGGGGGTACCAGACGCTTACTATAGCGGCCCTGGTAATTTTTGCTTTGTAGAGTACAAATACAAGCCTAGGCTGCCAGCGAGAGACACATCAAAAATTAACTTTGGGTTATCTACCCAACAAGAACTTTGGCTTAACAAGCAACAAAGCTTTGGTATCCCAGTTTTTGTAGTTGCTGGCTGTGAAAATAAAATTGTGCACCTTCGTACCGACTTCGGTAAAGTTAATCACTATATAAAAAGCAGTTTTATGGAAGAAACTATTACTTTTAAAGAACTTATAGAACTATTAAACGAACATTGTTTAGGGGAAACAAATGTATGAATACAGTTGTGAAGTTAAAAGAGTGGTCGATGGGGATACTGTGGATGTCACTATGGATCTTGGCTTTAACATTCTTCATAAGTGTCGTGTTCGTTTATTTGGTATTGATACTCCCGAGTCACGCACTCGTGACTTGGATGAGAAGGCTAGAGGAAAAATGGCTTCAGCGTTCTTAAAAAACGCTATAGATTCAGGTGAACAAGTAATAATTCAAACTAAACTAAAAGATTCTAGAGGTAAATTTGGAAGGGTTTTAGGAGATATAGTTATAGATGGAATTAATATTAACCAACTTATGGTTAAGAACTACCATGCAGCTGCATACTTTGGTCAAAATAAAGAAGCCATAAATGCTATACACGCTTCTAATCGAAGTAGATTAATTGAATTAGGGCTATTTACGCCCGTTGAGTCTTCTTCCTAGCAGTTGCAGTACGCGCAAAAGATCGGTTATGCCTCTTATTTCTTATAGCTAAGTTGCTAGTGGCATTGTTCTTTGGGTTGCCATCTTTATGGTGAATGTCGTTACCATCCCCTTTACTAACTGCACCACTACGTGTCGCCGCCCTTCTGGCTTTGTTACGCCCAGCGCGGCGTTGTTTTTGTTTAGTGCTCCCCTGGTAGTTATCGTACTCTTTTCGGTAGTTCCGAGTAGCCATACATTACTTCTTCTTAGCAACTTGTTTGGCTTTACCAATATTTAAAGCACACCAATCTATTACTTTATATAGTTTTCCAATAGGAATGAACTTAGCAATGATTTTATTGTCTTTAGGTGTTGGTGTTAAAGCTGCAGTAATAGATGCAATAGTAATTATCACCCCTACTATAAATACGATTTGAATTAACGTAACCATAAATATACCTCCTTGTTAGATTATCCCATAAATGTGTACACGCGCAAAGGTTTTTTCTTTAGTCTTTCCGGTCATCTCCATCTGCCTTTGCTACTTTATCGGTATCAATTAAATTAGGCACCCCCAGTAGAGTTTTAAGCAACACGTCTTGCCTAATAGAATCATTATCCATTGCTCTGACTCTATCTATCAGCGAAACGATAATGCCGTATTGAGTATCTAGTTTAGTAGACACTCTTTTTTCCATCGTGTCTAAACTAGCTTGAACTTTTTCGTCGAGGGTGTCTAGTTTTGTTTCCATCCCATCAATGATGCGATTGATAAGTTTCCAGATAAAGAAACCTAAACCTAATGCGGCAGCGACAGGGAACCCGACTTCGTTTATAAGCGAGACGGCACTTTCCATAAGCTTACTCGTTTATAGGCTTGGCTCTTTTTTTGGCTTGCCTAAGAGTATCGCCCATTAATATACGACGTTTTACATAGGCACGTTTGTCCTGGGGAAGTTTGTCAATAGAACGCTGTTGTCTTTTAGACACGCCTTTCTTTTTTAGTTTCATTCCTGGTCTTTTCATAATTTTATTTTACCTCAGTTACTTACTCAAACCCAAAATCCGTTACAAATACAGCTATCTTAGTTGTGTCGTTGTAAGGCTGTATTTCGGTTAGATTAAGGTCACTGTTAGCCCCAGCTTTCATAAGGTCATACATATCCTTAGTTTGAGTCTCTACAAATAAACCTATAACATCTTGTCCTGCATGTAATATTTTAGATGTAGGGGTCATACCATTTGCAATACTTGCGTCATAAATCCAACTTTTAGTACCACTTTTATTTTTAGCCTTTAACACATGTCCTACGTGTGCTCTAGTTTGACCATCAAACTCATCTGTCTTAGTTAAAAATTGTATTTGTATAAGAAGATCATCCTCAAAATAACCCACAACATACCGATTAGCAGCAGCAATAGCTTCAATAAAATCTTTTTTTAAATTAGTTTTTATGTCTGAAGGGTCCCAATCTCTTGCAGATTTGTAGTAGTTTTCATCTATAGTATCTTCGTCGTATAAACGATCAAGATCTGAATCACTTAAACTACTAAGTATTTGTCTTGTATACGCCATTAGCTAGGCTCCTCGGGCCATACTACGTTATCTATTGTTAATATTTTAGCATGAGTAGTAGGTAAATCACGTAGCGCTTGCCTATACGTCGCCCATTCTGTTTTTTTAGAACTACTAAGAGGGCTATCAGCCCCTTGAGTCCAATCACTTTCTAATAGTTTTGCCGCTCTTTCGCTTTTCATTTCAGCTATAGCTTGTTCTCGACGTTTAGCTACCCCTATTGATACGGCTTTACCATCAGAAATTTTAAATATAGCAGTGTCATAAGACCCTTCTATATAACTTTCATCATCCCCAACAGAATTAGAAAATGGTTGATTTGGATCACTAGTACCAAACTCACCAGTTATTTCACCAGTAGCGGTTTTATATTTTGTATACCTTTTTCCTACTGCTAAATTACTCACCACTGTTTACCCTCATTACATTAATCCAACTACTTACTGAAGGAGTACCACCAAAAGTTCTTCCATAGAAATATGCCGAAATTCTATAGCTACAACCTGCTGTAAATTCAAATTGTTCTTGTCTAATCTTAGGAGCATAATGGTAACTAGCATCACCAGTCATCTCTCTAGTTGCAAAAGTGTATTCCGAAGAAGTAGTATCTGTATTTACAGAAGAGCCACTTGTGCTTTTCGTAATATTTACTGCAAACCCCGATCTTGTAGAACTGGACCACCAGTTTGGGACTCCAGAATACTGCATACATACAGTTACAACGTATGCACCAGTCTCAATAATTGTGTTTCCAAGAATATCTAAGCTAAGCTGCCCTCCAGCAGCACCCCCCATATAGTGGTAAGTAGTACCGCCCCCACCTTTTGGTGGTTCACTTGTGTAGTAATGATAAGGGGCACTAGTTGTATAAGCAGACATAGACCCCGTCGTAGTCACATCAAAAGACTGAGTTAGATTATCTATAGAAGCCATCCTACCAAGTTGGAAGGATGCAATATGATCAAGGACGATCCCATTATTAACAATCGTAAGGATTGCATCCTCCCCCAAACCGTCGGACGTGACCACAGTATCATTACCAAACTTCAGGCAATCTGTGTGAATACTATTTGCCGCAAAACGGTCCGTGTGAAAAGTTCCTGCCCCTATTCTTGTTGCATTCATACTTCCAGCATTAATAACATCTGCATTCAAACTTCCTATCTGAGCCGCTGTAATTGAAGCATTTTGAATTCGAGCCGTGTCAATATAAACAATATCATTATCAACGATAAACGGAGCTACTGAACCTGAGCCTGCGTCAGTACCTGTTGCATTCCATATGGCGAACTTGTCAGCTCTAAATTGGATTGCTGATCCCGAGTTATCGTGATTACCATCGTTATTTGTAGAAGCGGTATTTTCAATTACCATACCTGCCACTGAACCGTTGGCATTTACTTGTAAAACATAGGCTGCATTTGCATCTCCTGCTAAAGTAGCAACAGATTGGGAAATAGTAGTAACACTTGCCGTAGTGCCTTGTATGTCAGTTAATAACCAACCGTTACCACTAGTAACAATCGCAGCCGCATCATTTGCGGTAGCTCGATAAACTTGATTTGCAGGACTGCTATTAGTATCTATCCAAAGATCCCCGGCTTTAACAGCAACTGAACCACCATCGGGCACATCGTCTTGTGCAAAAGTCGTTTGTGCACCTCCTGAAAGGTTAGTGATAGCGGCATTAATACCAGTAATTGAACTAGCAGTAGCTGTAACCATCCCATCTCTATAAGGGACCCATTCACCATTCCCCGAATCGTCCCAGATATGTAGCAGATTAACTGGGTCTGAATTAGTGTCTATCCAAATATCACCGTCTTTCAGGTTATTGGTACTGTTGTCCGCGGGCTCATCAGGGTGAACAAAGGTTTGAGCTTTAGAATCTGCGATAGCTTTTAATGCTGCTGCAATTGCATCTAATAGAGCCTGTTTTGCATCATAATAAGCTACCCATCTGGCGTTCCAAGTAGTTCTTGATATAGTAGTAGTGACATCCATATCATCAAATACATCGGGAGTAGTGTTCAAGTAAGTATTTAGATTATTATATGCTGTAGTATATGCTGTAGAAGGTGTTGAAGAAGTTGCAAGGGCAGACGCTACAATGCCTGCATATTCGGTAGCAACAGCATCCCACAAAGTTTTAGCTTGTTGCTTTTCTGCGGGCGTGAGTTTGTTATCATCAGCTATATCAGCTAATGTATTAGTAGCAGTCGCAGCAACACCAGCAGCAGCCACAGCTGCCCCTTGAGCAGTCGCAGCAGCACCAGCAGCAGTCTCAGCTGCCCCTTGAGCAGTCTCAGCTGCCCCTTGAGCAATAGCAATAGTTCCATCTCTTATTTGATACCAATTATCAGTCAAATCGTTCCATGCATATAATTTATTATTGTCATTAGTGTCAGCCCACAGATCTCCTTCTTTTAAGGTTCCAACAGGATCATCAACGGGCTCTGCATGCTGAGCATAAGTACTACTTTTTGTGGTAACACTAGTATTTAATGTACTAATTGCATCGGCATTAGCCACCACCCCAGTTGAACCATTATTAACTGTAGACTCTAGGGC